TTGGCGAATTACGGCGGAGACTTACGCGGTATGCAGTTCGCAGATGCTCAGGCATTACAAGGGGTTGGCGGTCAGCAAAGAATGGCGGGCCAACAGTTGCTTGATGACAGGTATCGAAGATTTGCTGAAGAACGAGATAACCCGTTCAGGATGTTTGATGTTCTGCGCTCTGGCGCTGGCTTGTTGCCTAACCCGCTCACCAGTTCAAGCAAGGGCAGAAGCAACCAAATTGGATTACCGGGATAAAAGTTATGTTTAGTAAAATGATGGCGGCAATGGCTGGCAAAGCTGGCTTTCCAAATGGATTAGTGGGTGATGAAGAAATCGAAGGCTTAGACGAAAATGGCCTGCCGATTGACCCGCCAATGCCAGGACAAGTGCCCCCAGCGCCCCCGGTGGTTAACGTGGCCACCAACACGACAGACCAAGCAGCTAATCAATCAATTGGCCAAATGGTCGGCCAGCGCATGGAAGGGCTGCGCGACATTGCCAGCGACCCTGGCGCGTATGCGATGGGGCGGATTGGATCTAGCTTTGATAATTTAAGAAGCGCCACACAAAGCCCAGCCAAGTATGCCGCAGACAGAATATCTAAGGCTATGAGCGGAGAGCTTGAAGAAGAAGATAAGGCGCGAGCGCGAAGTAGGGCGCGGATGCAACAGTTTCAAAGTCAGGCGATGCAGGACTATCAGGCTGGGCAACAAGGCGTTCAACTGCCAACTGGCTATTTTAATTCAGCACAAAGAGGGCTGATGTAATGACAAAAGAAGAAGAGCAGCGCTTAGCCCAAGAGCTTTTAAGAACGCCAATGATGGGCGCGCCGGTAAATACCGGGCGGATGGACAGCATTCCACAGCAACCTGTCAACAATCAGCAAGCCGCATTATCTGCGCAACAGCGATTGCTTGCAGAATATGCCAAGCCGCGTGAATTCCAAGCGCCTGGCTCATTTGGCGAAGGCGTTACGAATGTATTCCAAGCCAAGTTATTAAGGCCGCTGCAAGAGTCACTAGGCTTGCGTGAAAGCGCTGACGATCAGTACAAGCGGCTGGCAAGCAATCTATCTAGGTTTGAGTTGGCGACCAAAGAGCAGGATCGACAAAGGTTAGAGTTAGCGCGCCGCATAAACATGGGCGTTGACCTTGAAAGCTATCCGCCTGCAGTGCAACGCGCATATGTCTCGGCAGAGCAGTTAGCGCCAGGGACGGGTAGAGAAATTCTCACCGACCATGACCGGCGCTTTGGTGGCGCGGCAGCGGAAGCATTTCGATACAGGGAAAGTTTAACTCCAGAAAAACAAAAAGAGTTCGACGCTTTTCAGCAGCAAGGCAGGGCCGTCACAAACATAAACACAACGCAGAATTATGCTTTTAAGACTTCTGTGGATGCTGTGCAGGATCAGTACACAGGTTTACGCAAAGCCTATGAGACAGGTCAATCTACTGTACCAACAACTACAATAATGCGTGACTTGTTAGAGATGGGTAATGTACAAACTGGCTTTGGTGCTGAGTTTGCTGCAGGCGGAAGAAGGTTTTTGTCATCAGTTGGTGTTGATGTTGCGGGCACTAGCGGCGAGGAAGTTTTTGCGGGTGCATCTAATCAATTGGTTTTGCCTTTGGTTAAGCAGCTTGGTGTAAACCCAACCGACAAAGATTTAGATTTCGTTGTCACTGCCTCACCAACGCTCGGCAAGTCTGCAGAGGGTAACCTGCTGATGCTAGATATTTTAGATTTCAAGCGTGAGCGAGACACAGCCCTGTACGATGCGGCGATTCAGTTTAGAGAGCAAGACGCTACTGGCGACAACTTGTACTCAACAAACCCCGGACTTTATGAGGTGCGGTTCAACCGATTTATGATTAATAAACGACAAAGCCCGGAGTTTGCCACAAAACTGTTGACGCTCCGCGCTAGGTTCAATACCGCTATGAAAGGCCCGAATACAGCAACATTAGGTGCAGGATCTGCGTTAGCTGATGAGATACTAAACAAGGGAGGCGCATCACAATGAGTGATTTACAAACAGAAGTGGCAGAACTCAAGGCACGCCTACGAGCAGGCAAAGACAGGATGGTGGAGAACCAAAATCAAAAAGGCTTGGAAATGCTTGCTGCATTGGAACAAGACCGATTGCCGCCTGAGTTGGCTTTAGTGCTGCAGGGTGCTTCTCTAAATTTCAGTGATGAGATTGCCGCGGTGTTTGGTCAAAGTGATTTTGATGATATTGCTGCCGGGTTAAACCAACGCCGCGCGCCTGGCGAAGAAATAAGCGGATACGACATAAACCTTTCGCAAATACGTCAGCCTATAAATGAGTTTAGGCAAGAAAAACCATTCCAAGCAATGGGCTACGAAACTTTAGGCGCTGGCGGTGCTGCTTTAGCGACTGGCGGGGCGACCAACTTAATCCGGGGCGGTCAAACACTAGGCCGAATGGTAAACACTGTTCCTTCTATAAGTAGGGCGAAGCAAGCAGGAATAGGTGGCTTAGTCGCTGGTGTTGGTGGCGGCGAAACTGCAGAAGAGCGAATAATTGGCGGTGGCGTTGGTGGGGTTGGCGGCTTTGGTGTGCAGAAGATATTAGACATGGCAAGCACGCCTGTTAAAAATTTAACCCAAAGGCTGCAGTCGAACAGAAAGGTTACAAGAGAAGGCCGTAACCAAGCTAGAAAATTGCTAAAAGACGCAATCGAAAGCGACCTGACCACACCAGAAGAGGCGATAACTTACGTTGCCAATATGCAAGGCAAGGACGTGACGCTGGCAGATATAGGCAGCAATACGCGCGTACTAATTGACGCTTTAGCTACCTTGCCCGGTCCAGCAAAAGAGCGGGCATCGCGCTATCTTAGGCAGAGAATGGAAGGCCGACCAGCAAGGTTAACGGGCATACTGCAAGAAGCGTTCGGCAGCAAAAGTCGCTTTTATGATGATTTCGCGGCGCTGAAATCGGCCAGGGGCAAGTCAGCTAATGTTCTTTACGGCCAAGCCAATAAAGTTAATATCCCGATGAATGACAACCTGCGCGCGTTTTTTCAATCCAACGCCGCGCAAGAGGCTTATCAGCGGGCGCTGCGTATTGCGCGAAATGAAGACGCAGGCAGCGGCATGGACAAGTTCAGGATCGCTGAGTCAGGCGACATACTTGGGCCAGACGGCGTAAAAGTGTCTGAGATAAATACTCGATTTTTGCACTTCGTTAAAATGGGCATGGATGACCTGGCTTTTCCGAAGATACCATCTGCAGGCATCGGCGCGGCAGAGACTCAATCAATTCGCAACGTGCGAAACGACTTCATTAGCGAGATTGATGCAGCCAACCCAACTTATGCCAGGGCGAGAAATTTGTACGCGGGCGACAGCCGCATGATGGACAGCTTAAAGCGCGGCAGAGAATTCTTGAATGCAGACCCGGATGAGATAGCTGCGGAGCTTGCGAATTACAGCAAGTCAGAAAAAGAAGCCTTCAGGTTAGGCGCAATGCACGCACTGCAAGACCAGTTAGAGAGATCGCCAGAGACTGCAAACGTGGCGCAAAACATGTTGAAAAGCCCAAAGCGCAAAATGCTGTTGAGGCAGACATTTGATGGCCCGGATGCCGAGGATAATTACCAAGGCTTCATGGCCAACTTGGGGCGTGAGGCAGACATGGCGCGCGTCGAACAGGCCGGTATGAACTCAGCCACTGCGCAAAGGCAGGAAGTTATTGGCCTGCTCAAGTCTGAGTCTGCTATGCCCAACGTACCAACCAGCCTGCAAGATCTGCTTACAACTGGCCTTCGGAACGAAGGGCTAAACTTGCAAGAAAACAGGTTAAGGGCAACGGCTGATGAGTTGGCGCGTATGCTGACTGAAACAGACCCGGCGGCTTTGCAAAAAATACTGCGGGAGTTACAAGGCGGTAAATCATTGAAGGATGTGCTTTCTAATGTTCTGCCCACTGAAGTCATAGCAACTTTATATAACACGGGCACCAGCCCGATGGTTGTAGGAAACGCAGTGGGGTCTTTGCCAGCGTATGTGCCAGAGGCTGGACCAACTATGCTGAACAGTGCGCAGGAGCTTTTACAAGAAAGGCAGCAGCAATAACAGATGGGGGGAATAATGGGGGGAAAATTCTAAACTCCCCGTAAACCCTTGTCGCATATAGCTGGCTGGTACCCGGACCCGGACACCAACCATTTCTCATGCTGTAAAATACTGTAACAAAAACAACAACTTACGAGCGCGTTGCGCCCATGCATTCTCATGCTGTACCATATTGTCCAATACAAATGGGGGGAAAATGGGGGGAAAATGCAGCAAATTACAGCACGTCAAATAACCTCGCTGAAAAAGCCAGGGCGGTATCGAGTTACCGATAACCTTTCAGTCCAGGCCAAGCTGAAGAACAACAAAATTTACGCAACCTTCGTGTTGCGCTATCAACTAGATGGCAAAGTCATCGACAAATCTTTAGGCAGCACTGCCAAGCTGACACTGCTTCAAGCCAAAGAAAAAGCTGAACAGCTTATGGCTGGCATGGCCAATGACCAAGTCACTCCCGCAGAGCAGCTGCAAAAAGAAAAGAAGAAGGCTAAGGCCAGCCAAGCCAAAGCCGCCAATGCTGGGATAACTTTTTCTGAGTTGGCGGCTGAGTACATTGAAAAGATCAAAGCGCCTGCGTGGAAGAACCCGGCGCGAAGCTCTCAGACTTGGACTCACCGGCTGGAAAATCACGCCGGTCACATCATTGGCAACAAGCCAGTTGGCGACATAACCAAGGACGATATTCAAAATATATTGCTACCGCTCTGGCTTGATAAGAACGAAACAGCGCTGCGCGTGCGTATGTATATTTTTGACATTCTTGAGTACGCGGCTGACAAGGATTACACCACAAACTCAAACCCGGCCAGCACGCGAATCTACAAGTTGCTCCCTGAGTTTACTGGGCAAGTGAAACACTGGCCCGCGCTACATCACGATAAAGCGGCAGCGCTTTTCGATGAATTAGGAGCGCGAAACAATGACAGCGCAAAAGCATTGCAGATGATCATGCTCACTGCCCAGCGCCAGATAGATGTGCGAACTGCGCGCTGGGACCAGATAGATTTAGACGGGCAAGTCTGGCACGCGCCGATAGCTAAGCTCACAAGAAAGAAGTCGGTTTACACGTTGGATGTGCCGCTGCAGGACCAGCTTTGCACAATGCTGGCTGACAAAAAAACAGGATTCAGCAATTACTCTGTTATGCCAGATTTTGTGTTCCCAGGCGGCGGCTCAAAGGGTTATATATCAGACGTGGCTGTCCGCAAAGAACTGCATAGGTTTGGTCTGCTAGATGAAGATAATGTGCTGGTGTCGCTGCACGGAATGCGAACGACTTTCAAAGATTGGCACAGAGTGGTTGAGGGTGTGCGTGAATTTGACGATGAGCTTTCAGAGATTCAGCTGAGCCATGTCAGCCGATCAGATGTCAGGTCAGCTTACGCGAGAGACGTATTGCTCCCGCGCAGGGCTAAACTGATGCAGACGTATGCTAATTTTCTCTGTGCTGCTTGACCAGCTGGTCAACCCAATCATTCACCTCCGCGCGCACGAAGAAAACGCGACTGCCGTATTTCACGGGCGATGGAAACTTGCCATCGTTGACCATGCGCGCAAGTGATTGGCGGCTGAGCGATGTAAGCTCAGCTACGCCTTTGTAACTTAGCAGTCCTTCGTTAGCCTCCATCACCAGCCTCCACAATCTGCGCCTCTGTTTCGATCCACCAGCGCAGGTAATCTGCAGCTTTATTTAGGTGAACGAGAGGGACTTCATTGTGATTATGGGCGCGCCAAGTGTATTTGATGACGTTGCCCTTGCAGTACCCGGCGAAGTCAAATGGGGTCATGCTCTCGCGGATAGCGTCTATGCACTCAATTGATCCTTGGCGGTAATGCTCAGGCGCTGCGACCTGTTCTTCTTT